GTAGTTCTTGTAGAGTTTGCGGATCGTGATTGTTTTTCGAAGCGTTACGGTGTCGGAGAAGAGCTTTTCGGATTCGACGAGGAGCGTATTGCAGGCTTGGTAAATCGTGGCATTGTCAAGGTTGAAGAGGATGAAGAAGGCACTCAAGCCGCATCTCGCAAGGGTAGGACTAGAAGCAAGCAGAGCGAATGACGAACAAACAATACTTAGTCAAGTCCCTATCCGGGCTTAATATCTCGGAGGATGATATTGATCTCATTCTGATTAAGTCAAGCCTTGATGGTGAGGCAGAGGCGGACGTGCGAGGGTGCGATGAGGCTACCTATCGGCGAATGTCGCTAATCCTAAAGGGCGTGATGCAGAATGTATCTGAAGGGGGATATTCAGTATCGTGGAATATAGAAGCGGTGAAGCTATATTACAGCTCCTTGTGTTCGGAGTTGGAGCTTGACAATGTATTGTTCTCTCGTCCAAAGATCCGTGACCGTTCGAACGTATGGTAAGGCAATATCCCCACTACTTGTTTGCGACCCTATCGGAGGAATCGAGGCAGGACGAAAATGGCAATTGGACTCTTGGAGGTCAGCGTGTTGTGTTTTTGTCGGTTTGTCGAGAAGAGAGCGATGGTAGGGGGCAAGAGGTACAGACAGCGGACGGAAGATATCGCAGGTTCTCTTCAATTATCCAAGTTCCCAAGTCGGCGATGTTTGATATCAAAGAAGGAACAAGTGTGTTTGTTGCGGATAATGCGGATGGTTCGGGCATTAGAATCGAAGGAGTAGTATTGAAGTTCGACCGTGGGCAATTGCATTCAAGGCTATGGGTATAAAGGCTGACTTCTCAATCGATAGCGTAAGGGGGCGTTTCGATGCGTTTCTCGAAGTTGTGGAGGAGGAGCAGATAAAGGCTCTACAATACCTTGGCGAGATGTGTGTTGCCCACGCACGCTCCATACCAAAGGAGCAGGGATTCCAAGATAGAACCGGCAATCTACGAGGCAGTATCGGCTATGTTGTCTTTGTTGATGGTGTTGCCATCCATTCTCTGTACAAGGATGGTGCTTCGATTGGAACAAAGAAAGGTGAAGCCTTGGCAAAGCAGGTCGGAGCACAGAAAGAGGGTATTTGCCTTGTTGTTACGGCAGGGATGAATTACGCTTTGTATGTGGAGAGTCGAGGGCGTGATGTGGTGACGAGTGCTGAGCTATTGGCCAAGCAGGAGTTGCCTCGGATGCTTGAGCAACTCAAGAATGACATCAATGAAGCAATGAGATGAAGACATCATTTGAGCTTGATAGAATTATTCGAGACCTCTTGGTTCGCTCACAAGTGGCTATCAGTGGGGGTATCTATTATCAGAACGACCGCCCCGATGGCTCAATGAAGGAGGATATTGTTGTTAATACGATTGCAACGACTCAGGATTCCCTGCCTCAATTGGCAACAAGCAATATCAATATCTATGTGGCAGACACAAGGCTGAAGATAGGCGGTGTGGAGCAACTGAAGCCGAATAGAGTACGACTTGAGGAGCTAACGAAGTCTGTTTTAGAGGTCTTGCGCAGGGTTCGTGTAGATGGGTTGCTGTTCAGTGCGGAGGGGCAGGCAATACTACAAGAGAGTAGTGTAGATCAGCACTATTCGAATATAAGAATAACGTGGAACATTCAGATTGATTGACAAGATTATGGCGGCAAAGAAACCAACAATAACACTCGGGCTTAGCGAGATCCGTGTAGGAGATGCAGCCCCCAATGGCGTGATGCCAACTTCCCTAGAAAAGATAGGGAGAACTTATAAAGACACCTGCAAGCTAACGCAAGAGGCAGGGGAGGTAACGGAGTACTTCGAAGAAAACAACCCAGCTCCCATTATACGATTCGTGGAGAAGAAGATACCCAAGCTTGTCTTCTCCATTATGGACGCAGATGTAGATGCGCTAGCAGCCTATGTAGGCGGTAAGGTGGTAGAGACAGGTTCGGAACCCAACAAGGTGAGAACTTGGCAGTTCGATGGTACCGAGGAGGTGGCACCAAGATCCATTCAAGTAAGAACGAAGCAGGGGTTGTATATCGATATTCCCAATGGTTCTATCGAGGCGCATATCAATGCAGAGTTCTCGGCTAAGGGCATCTTCCTTGTTGAGTTCGATGTTACACCCCTAAGCGTGGACAAGGACGGAGCCATTAGAGCCTACGTGCCAAAAGCGTAATGTACTGAAAATTAGTAGATTTTTCTTTCGTTGTTAGTTGTTGGAGGGGAGGGGTGATTGTGCTGTAGCTCCTCCCCTCATTTTATTTACAGAGTATGCTAGATATTGAGAGAAACGAATTAGGAAGGTTGATCAACGAGGGGTACACCTTTGCTATTGAGGTGGTGTGTAGCAGAAAATGGTATCAGCTATGGAAGCCACGGACATGGCGAGAGAGGCGCAGCTTTACGATAGCCGAACCCACCCTCTCCACGTTAGATAGGATTGCCCGAGAATCTATCGAGGTAACGATAGATGAAACAAGGGTTAAGGGTAAGACACCCCTAGATGAAGCCAAGCAGCTGGCAGCACGGCACGCAGAGAGAGCCGCCCATATCCTGGCTATTGCCACTCTAGGGGAGGAGCGATTCAAGCCAAACAAGCGATACACCGAAGACACGGAGCGCATTGCACGGCTATCGGCTCTATTCCTACACAACATAACCCCCTCTCGTCTTCTTGAGTTATTCAGTGCCGTTATAGCCATGATGAACCTAGGGGATTTTACCAACTCTATTCGATTGATAGCGACCAATCGCACCGCAATGCCAAGTCGGGTAGAGACCGAATTAGAGGATTAAGAAGCCCATACGGCTATCGAGGTGCCTTGTGCGAGCATTTCGGTTGGTCGTACGACTTCCTTCTGCACGGCATTGCGTGGATGACGGTACAAAAAATGATGCTTGACGCCCCTAGCTATACAGGCGAAGAGGAAGAGGGCGAGCAGGATCTAACCCTTACAGAGGGGAAATGCGAGCAGATTGCTAACTATATCAATTCGTTAGAGATATGAACAACCAAGATGGCGGACTTTATTTCTCCGCTAGTATAGACAATGAAGAGCTTTTGCGCTCCGTGGATGAGTCCATAAGACAGATACAAGGACTCTCCGCCGCCGCTTCCAGGAGTGGCGAGGAGATGGACGCTTCGTTCTATCGCACAAGTGCAGAGATGCGGCGTGCTCTTGGCGACATGGGGCGAGCTTGCGAAATTCACGAGACGGAACTTGCGAATCTTGGCTCTCGATACGAACAGCTGGGGAATGCCATCAAGCAAGCTGAAAGCAGGGGAGACTCCGGAGAGGTGGCTAGGCTTCGTGAGGTCGCACAGTCCATACAAGGAGAGATCGCCGTTCGCAAGAGAATGCTACAAGAGGCACAGAGCGCATCTAGCGTACTAGAAAACCTCACCGAAAAGCGAGAAAAGGAGGAGCAGGCAACCCAAGAGACAACAAGAGCCAACGTATCGCTTCGCACACAGATACGCAACCTCAAAGAGGAGATGGCGAACCTTGTTGCCAATGGCATTGACGAGCAGAGTGATGCCTACAAGAGGCTTGTCAATGAGTTAGGACGCCTACAAGACATACAAGGCGACATCAGCGCACAAGGAAACATTCTGGCCAACGACCAGTCCTCATTCCAGGGGATGCTATCCGGATTGTCTGGGCTGACCGGTGCATTTAGTGCCGCCTCGGGTGCAGCAGCCCTATTTGGCGAAGAAAACGAGGAGTTGCAGCGTGTAATGGCCAAAGTGCAGGCCATCATGGCTATCACGATGGGGATGCAGCAGGTCTCTCAAGCCCTCAACAAGGATAGCGCATTCCAACTTGTCACCCTCAACAAGCTAAAGACGTGGTGGACGAAGATAACACGTGCAGCAGCAGGAGCTGAAGCGACAGAAGCAGCTGCCAAAAGGGCGGTAGCCACTTCTTCTGCACAAGCAACCACGGCAGAATCCGCCGATACGGCAGCTAAAGGACTCAATACAGTAGCGGCAGGAGGTGCCACTGCGGCGAATTTGACCCTTGCCGGAGCCATCCGTGCCGTGGGGCTTGCCATCAAGTCAATACCCGTATTTGGTTGGATATTGGCGGGTATTAGTGCGCTTATCACCGCAGGGACACTACTTTATCGCAAGTTCACCAGCGAGCACAAGGCAATGCAAAAGGCGAATGAAGAGTTCTCCAAGTCTGTTATCGAATCCTCCTACAAGACAATCGGAGCCGTTGAGAACCTTTCTCTACAATGGTCGAAGCTGGGCAACGACATGAAGGCAAAAGAGAAGTTCATCAAGGACAACAAAAAAGCCTTTGACGACTTGGGAATTTCAATCAAGAAAGTTCATGATGCTGAGAATCTGCTAATCCAAAACAAAGAAAACTTCATCAATGCGCAGATAGCCAAGGCACGTGCTTCCGTATGGCTGGAAAAGTCTATGGATGAGGTGAAAGACATCATGGAGCTTGAAGAGCAGTACAGCAGGATGCCCGACAAGGTAAAAAGAGAAGCGTTATCAGGTAGTATTACTTCCGGGGTACATTCTTATACCTCTTATGAGGTAGACAATGAAGAGAAGAAAGAGCTAGCCAAGATTATTGACGCTAAGAAGAGACGGCACAGGCAAATGCTTGAGAACTCATTCAATGCAAGCAAAAACGAGGAGTACTACATGAAGAAAGGGGGATTAACTCCTCTTGATGACAAGGATGAGAACAAGCCAACAAAGAGCGGCAAAGACCCCTACATTGAGCAGCTGGACAAGCGCAAGCAAGCCTACATCGAGGCTGAGAAGATGGTATCGTCTAGTGACGAGAAGACACGACAAGAAGGGGAAAGGCGTTGGGAGATGCTGAAAGCGCAGGGCGAGACCTATCTAGACTACCTCAAGACTGAGCGAGACAAGCTAGAGGGGCTAGGTAACCTATCAGCAAAGCAACAAGCGCACCTTATGGAGCTTTACAAGCGAATCGGAGAGGAGGACAAGAAGGGCTTGTTAGATCTATTCGGGGAGGGATTGAAGCAAGAGCTGGCAACGGCAGAAGGCATTGTAGACAAGTTGGACGTCCTAAGAAAGGCAGCGTCTTCTGCAAGTGGAGATACCGGAATAGACAAGGGCAAAAGAGAGACCATCAAGGCTGAGGAAGAAAGGCTACTTGCCTCAACGCTGGAGAATTACATCAAGGTACAATCGGAGCACCGAAAGGCAACCGATGCGAAAGTGTCGGATTATGAGCGATATGCCAAGGAGGTAGAGCGAATAGAAGCCGCCCTTGCCGGTAAGGTAAGCGACATACAACGGCAGATCCTAACGACAGAGTTGCAGACCGCACGTATCAAGCGAGAAGATGCACGAGCCAATGAGTACGAAGCTCTTATCAAGTCGTTTCAGTCCTATGAAGAGAGGAGGGCAGAAATAGCTCTCGAGTACGAGAAGAAAATAGCACTAGCCGGCAATGATGAGTCCTTGAAGTCCCGTATTGCAGGAGAGAGGGACAAGAAGCAGTCCTCTCTTGCCGTGGATGAACTACAGAAGTCGGAAGCATGGAGTAATCTATTTAGCGATTTGGATAGCCTTGCTTCTGAGAAGATCGAAATCCTCATCTCCGAAATCGAATCGAAGTTCTCCACGCTATCGGGAGTATTCAATCCGATTGACCTAGACGCCATTCGCAAGAAACTCAACGAGGCTCGCAGTGTCCTAATTGAGCGAAATCCCTTTGCTGAACTTGGGAATGCCCTCAAGGCAGCACTCGAAACGAGCGAGGGAGAGAACAGAAAGAGCACTGAGCAGATAAAATTAGATTGGAAGAATCTAGCGCAGGCTACCTCTAAGAGCTTCGACTTCGTTCATGAAGCCGTTGAGAGCTGCGCACCGCTTAAGGAGGTTATCGGCGAGGTTGGAGAGACGGCATTAGGCAGTCTTGAAGCGGTAGCAGCGGCAAGTATAGCCGTAGCAACAGCAATTAAGGCGGCAGAGACAAGTACGGTTGTATTAGCTATCATCCAAGCTGCACTTGTTGCTGTACAGGCAATAGGTAAGCTATTGCAAATACACGACAACAAGCGAGAGAAAGCTATTGAGCAGCACTCTAAGAACATAAAGCGACTAGAGCACGAGTACCAAAGGCTTGAAAGAGCCATTGAGAAGGCATTGGGGAGTGAGAAGTACCAAAATGCGAGCCGTGCTATCAAGAATCTGGAGAAGTCTGCGGAAGAGGCTCGCAAGAAGGCAGAAGAAGAGCGAAAGAAGAAGAAGCCAAAAGAGGAAAAAGCCGAAGAGTACGAACAAGAGGCAGAGGCATTCAAGCAGAAGCAGGAAGACTTGCTTAACAAGCTCCGAGATGAAATCATCGGAGGGAGTGCTGCAAGTATTGCCGAAGAGCTGGGTAATGCCTTTGTGGACGCATTTTCTCGTGGAGAAGATGCCATAGAGGCATTGGGGAAGTCGGTTGATAAGATTGTACAAAACATCGCAAAGAAAATGATTGTACAGGCAATCTTAGGCAAGCAGATAGAAAACGTCATCAAGGACTACGAGGATAAATGGAAGGACAAGGATGGGAATATAGACCCTAATAAGGTCATCGAGGGGGCTGAAGACTTTTCAAGTGGGCTAAAGGATGTTGGAGAGAGGAACAAGAAGGCTATTGAGGCTCTTCTTGAGAAAATGGGCATCTCTTTTGGTGGTGGTAGTGAGACAACGCTAAGAGGTGCCGCTAAAGGCGTAACAGAAAAGACTGGGGGACTTATTGAAGGGCAAATGAATGCTATCCGAATCAATCAACAGAAGGGTATAGACCTTATGAGAGAGATGTTGTTCCATCTTTCAGCAATTGAGCGGAATACAAGATACTTGGCTAGCATTGATCGAAAGCTAGACAGACTTAATAACAACAGAGCATATGGGGCATAATAGTAGTACAACAAGACGGATAAAAAAGGAGCTGATGGAGATGTTGAGCGAGAAAAAAGCTTGCTCCATTGGAACGCTCGATGTTATCTCATCCAAGAGTGAGGCTGATATTGTAGGGTTATTCTGGGAATATTACCGATTCTCGGTTGCAAAGCGTCTTCCCTCTCCGGAATACATAGCGAATCGGGTTCCTCAGGCAACGGAGCAAGGGATATATGCGAATGCCAAGGATGTTAATCTACACAACGAGAGACAAGTAGCCCTTCTTGGCGCATCGGTTGCAAAACTATCTTATGATGGTGGCGGGTGTGCACATGTTATCATTACAGATAATTCAAGAGCAGAGATAACGCTAAAGGATGGATTTGCCCTTTGGCTAGATGTGCAACGCAATGGGCGTGTGTCTATCGTGGCAAGCGACTACTCAACTCTCCGAGTGCACAGATATGGAAGGAATACCTATGTGGCTATCGTCTGTGATGACAATGCGGATTATAAGACTATAAAACACGAGGAGGAGACCTATGATAAGGTATAATATACGGGGTATTGATACCCAAGATTTTGGGTTGATAGTGAGCGAGGGTGTCGGTCTTCTAGACCCTCTAACCCCCAAGCGCAATAGACGTGCACAACTTGATGGGTATGTACATGGTGAGGTCATCAATAGAGCGAAGATCTTGTTCGAGTCTCGAAAAATAACCCTAAAGTGCGCACTTGTTGGGGATGGAGCAACGCAATTCTCAGAACGTGCAGCAGCCTTGAATGAGTTGTTCTATGGTCGCAATATTGGCACAACCTTTAGGCTTGAAGTTGTAACGCCGGCCAACCATCCCCTAGAGTTCGAGGTGTATTGCTCGAATATTGGTACACTTTCGAACGTAAAGTGGCGTAATGGAGTGATGGCAGCAAGTGTCACAATTGAGTTGATAGAGCCGGAGCCGGTAAAAAGGGTGTACAAAATAAACCCAAAGACAACAAAAGTGCAGGTAAAAAACCCTCTAGGAAAGCAGCTGAACATTTACAAGTCAAAAAGGGACGTGGCTGGGAATCCTAGAGCACTCCTAGATGGTCGTAATAAGATTATAGATATCCCATATAGTTTTGACTCCAATGGGGATTACATGATCATAACCGGAGACCTAAATGGGGAAGACCAACTAAGTGTAACTAACGCAACGTTGATATGGAGAACTTGATACTATATGCGCCCAATGGCGTTGAGATACCTCTTGTTAGCTATGCCAATAATAGCATCCCAACAGAGGCAAAATGCACGATGGAATGGCAGGGTGATGAGTCTATCTCCCTGCGAATAGAGAGTGCGATGCCTATAGAAATACCTCTTTATAGTTATGTAGACTATAAAGGAGTTCGTTTCCGTATGACCCGACCGGCAGAGATGAAAAAGGAATACGATACGCTGGAGTATGGAATAGAACTAGAGAGTGCACGCTACGAATTGGGGCGTGTTCTCTATGATACGTCCGTAGACCCTACGCAGGCGGCTCTTTCCAAGGTGTATTCCGGAGGTAGCTTTGGTAATTTGTACCACTTTGCAGACATCTTGGTAGCCAATATTAAGCGTGCGTTGGGGGTGACTTGGAAGATTGAAGGTGCTGCGAAGGACGACAAGGGCGGACAACTTCTTTCTTTCGAGAGGTCGGAAAATTGCCTTTCGGCTCTACACAAGATTGCGCAAGCCTTTCATGTTTTCTTCTTCACTTCGGAAGATGTGAATAGCGGAGTTCGGACTATTCGATTCGTTAGTGAGTGCGAGTATAATCCGCAGCCACGTGAGGAATGGAACATAGGTAGTGAGCTTTTTTCCGTGGATCGTAAGTACATGGGAAGCGACAATGTGATTACTCGCCTTTGGGCTTTCGGCAGTCAAGAGGGAGCAGAGAGGGCTGGTGATAGACTTACGTTACCCTCTAAGGATATGACGAACAGCTATATTGAGGATAGCGAGAAAGTTCGTTTGTATGGCTTGTCCGAAGGGGTGTATATAGACGAAGAAGCAAAGCCTACCTATACCGGAGATGTCACAAAGGAAACGGACGACCCGTATACGTTTCAATCTGCCTCGTGGCTAATGTTCTCGAAGCTTCAGGACGGAGAGACTGCAAAGGTGCACTTCGAGACAGGAGGACTGCAAGGAATGGAGTTCTCCGTGAAGAGGGTAAAGGACGGAAAGATAACCATCAATCCAATTGTAGATAAAGATCTGAAGTTAGAGTATCCATCTAAGGATAGCAGCTCTCCTTATCGTATTAAGGCGGGGGACACATTCAGGTGTCTTGGCGTTGAATATCCACTTTGGATTACCCTAAGTGCACGTGACAGATTGCAAGCAAGTGCAACACTGCATTATAACGAGGTTTCATCTCCAAAGATGGAGTACTCATTAGTGTTGCGTGATGGCTTCGAGACGAGCGTAAAAGTCGGGGATGTAGTCACTATTGTAGATGACAGCATACCTCAAGGAGGGCGTGCGAATCTTATAGTGCAACAGATTGATGTTGATATAATTGCTCGGGAGTGCAGCATCCAGGTCTCTAATTTCAGACGAAAAAGGAGAATAGAGGAGATATATAAGGGATGGAAAGAGCGTCTAAATGGCATTCTTGACTACCTCAACCTAAAGGGGTATCAAGCAGAGTCTTTTGCTTGGTTTAAGGGGTTGGAAGAGCATAGTTCCCTTCTCGACCGGCAGGTAGACCTAAAGGAGGACAAGTCAAACGCCAAGACCAAGTACGAGCAACTAGATAGTGAGATACACAAGCGTGTTCCGAGGGAGTTTTTCGATAGGAAAATCGCAGAATACGTACCAACAAGCGAATTTCTGAACCGCATTAACGGGCTTGTGCCGTTGAAGGACTTTACAGACTTACAAACTATTGTCAATAACGAGATAAGCTCGTGGACGCTCGAGAGTGTGCCTAGTATTATAAACAAGGATATACAGGCAGCGACTATACGGAGCTATAATGCCGAGCCTTACAACTCGTGGGGAAAGGTTGGGACGGACAGAAACCTAGATTCTCACGTTGGTGATACGTGGCTTGTGAATAAGGCTGGTATCCCCGAGAATGGCAAGGTGTACCGATTTGTTAAGGGGAGCAATCCAAACACGTACAGGTGGGTACAGTTGGCAGATTCGCCAGCTTTGGACGCCCTAAATAAGATAGCATCACTCAGTCAATCGCTGAGTGATACAAAGGAATACTTCAATACGAACCTAGGTGCGAGAGTTTTTGACGAGTTTAACGCTCGCAAGGAGGAGCTAAAGGGAGAGAATGGCGCAGGCGTTCGTCCGAATCTGTTCGAATTTGCAAGTCTAGACAAAAACTCGAGGGAGCAGGGGGGCTTGAGGATAGATGAGGTGACAGCTGGTAAGAGACTATCCGCAGGGACATTTAACATACATGGAGGTCGAGACCTAACGAGGGTTGCTACAGGCGTTGCGGTGCAATTAGACCTTATCATCTATAGGACGGCTCGAGAAAATGGTGAATTTAAGCGGCACTTAACCTTGAGGACAATGCGCCCTCCCAATGATGTGATCTATTATGTAAGCTCTAAGACATACCCAGAGGAGCCGGGCACATATCACATTGAGCTAATTTGCCCAATCAGCGAGGAGCAGTCGAAAAATCCGAAGGAATTATATATCCATGGATGGTTACTAGATTGGGGGCGTGGCTTTATGGATTGTGAGCTGCGCAACGTCAAGGTAGAGTACCTATATGAGGGGGAGCCCCAAAGGTGCTCGGCTTACATACCCAACACCTCTGATATGATACCTCTACTCCCAAAAATCGAAAATGGAGAGTGGTTGTTGCCTGACCAGCTAACGCGCAAGTATCTATCGACAGGCATAAGAGCAAAAGGGGAAGATGGTAATCCCGGCAAAGACGCCCCACCAATCCGTCCGAACCTCCTTAGAGGTTTCATGGGGCAGGTTGTTAATATCAAGGCTAAGGAAAACGACAACTATAATTACAGACTCATTATAGACAAGAAATGGATTGAAGATAATAAGGCGTATGTAGCTAGTGCAGATTTTGAGCTGATCGAAGGAGAGAAACAAGCTGAGGTTACTCTCTTATTCAGATTGAATGGAGTCCCGAACATGTATAGTCATACCCCACTCAATGGGAAGAGTAAGGGCAGGGTAAGCATATATATACCCGCAGGTGTCTACAATACGGACGGCGTCTTTGGCTATGCTGGTCGAGCAGGCAAGACTAAGGGTGTCGCTGCTCGATACAGCAACATTAAGCTGGAGGAGGTGCAGGATGGAGAGCCTAAAGAGGCTTCGGCTTATCTCCCACACACTGACGACCTGAAGGTTCCGTTGTCGAGTGTTGTCAAAGACCTCAAGGAGCAAGGCATCTCTAGCGAGGTCAAGGAGTTACTAAAGGCTGACAATAGTTTTGTCCTTGCGACAAAGGGAGAGGCGGGACACTCGCCAGCCCCCGAGGAGGTGCTCGGCACATCACGCTTTGCCGAGCTCCTCGGTAGCGAGGTAACGCAACAAGTCAAACCCGTAAAGGATAACCTAGACACCGCCAACACCAACATCTCCAACCTGCAGAAAGTCGCCCTCACACCACAGCAACGGACAGACCTAGGCTATCTGACGTACTCGCTCCAATTGCTCAAGAGCGGGGGCAACGGCACGCTCGAGGGGTTGTCTCTACAACGATACATAGCTCTCAGCGGTGACAAACAGACCGTCTCCGCCTACCTCGCTAGCAATGCACTCCCAGCCGTCCTCAAGGCAGGAATCACGGGCTTCGGCACCCCTAACGAGCGGGAGCAGGTGGAGATAACGCACACAGGCATGGGGCACCTCGGCAATCTCTACTTCTCGGGTAGTCAGATAGACTTTCGCACCTCAAGGGACGATGACCCGTATTTGTCTATTGGAGCCGAGGAGAACCAGTTCATCGACGACTTCCTCGGCACGGCACGGCTAGACGATACGCCCGTCTCGGTGGGCACCGTGACGCTCACGGCCAGCACGGCCAGCAACGAGCGGACCGTGGACGTGGCTAACGATGGCACCCGCCTCACGG